ATGATTGAATATCAAATGCATCTGAAAGAACTGTATTTAAATTCACAGGACTTGCAGTACCTGAGAATGGGGCATTTGCTTCGTAATCAGCAATATTTAAAACTGTATTTAAATGTGGAGCAATAGTATCAGTAATTACATTCGCAATTGTAGTATCTGAAATACCAGAAACAATTACATCTTCAGAATCTGCTGTGTCAGGATATAAATCTCCAGGAGAAGATTCATTCTTTGCTGTAATTTGATTGCCGCCACTATTCACTGTGACAACGAATTCGTTTGAACCTCTTACAGTTGTAATAATACTAGTGATACTAAATTGCTGACCTGCATTCATTTTAAATCCAGCAGACGCAGCATTTTGACCAATGACTGTACCTATATTACCACCTTGGTCTTGAACAGTTTCACCAACAATATAATTTAAATCAGTGTTATCAAAAATAAGAGATTGGTTAGAAACTAATAACCTAGTGTTATCTATTGTATAACCATAACCGCCATCAAGTACGTCGTAATTAATTCTTCCTGTTGTTTCGTTAGAGATTGCTGTAACGATTGCTTTACCTGAGTTTCCGTCTTTTTGTTTAACATCAAGAATCTCACCAACTGACCTTCCTGTTAATCCTTTTGCCTGTTCGTCAATGATAAACCTAGATAGTGAACCATTTACTTTACCGAATCCAACAACTTCTCCAGCAATCTTTGTTGTAATATCTTCAAACTTGGCAAAGTTTCCTTTAATACCATCAAGATATACAACAGCCGTTTTAATACCATTTAAGATAAAGAAGTTAACTGAACGAACTGATGCTTTTGCACCAGAGAAGGCACCTGTAATATTGCGAGATAATAAATCGTAGTATGTATATTCTTTTCCACTCTTTGATGTAAACTGATTTAAGTTTGGAAACATCTGTAAGTATACACCTTGCTTCCATTCAGAATCAGAAATTTTTGCCATTCTTTCTGCAGGGTATATAATTTCAATATCAAACTCTTGATAGAAAATAGCAAAGAATAATTCTATACCACGAGCAGTACCTTTTGACCTATATAAGTCAAGGATATTCTTAATAATAAATTTAATAATATCTGATTTAAGTGGTAAGTCAGCAAGAAACTTTTTCTTGAAGAATATAATCATACTCTCCAAAGTAGAATCTACATCTCTTGTTTCAAAATATCTTCTTTGTTGATAGATGTGTTGATTTTCTTGAGTTTCAGACCACTTATAATAATCTTCCACTAATTGAACAAGCTCAGGGCCATCTTCCCTATAGATGGCAGGGAATTGGCGCTTAATGAAAAGCGATATGTTTTTGTCTATTTCGCCCTGGGCCATTTTAATTCTCTCTTATTAATAAGATGATGTTGTTGTTGCACTAGGAGGATTTGTTGCCGAAGCTGTTGCTATCGGTTTTGAATATTCTTCCAAGTTCATATTTACTTTAACATCTGTATCACGAATAATAAACACTCTTCCTTGTGGTGATTTAATATCATCCGCTTTTGTCTTTGCCGTAATTTTAATTGCTGAACCTGTAAATGTTTCAACTTTAAAGTTTGTTAATTTAACTTCACCTTTTATATAATCAACTGTTCCTGCAGTTGGATTAATAATTTGTGGGTTTGTGACTTCATCGGTAATTGTCATAATATTACCTTGCCCATCATCTTGTAAGAATACACAAGTACCATCAACATCAAATACTGTTGACTTAATCGCAGGTTTATAATCTACGAAACCGTTTGTACTCTTGAAAGGATAAGGCTTAATTAGTTCAGCTTCAAATCTAAATGTTGGGTTTGTATTAAAATTAAGCGGTGGTGCATATTCAATAATTGGACATATATTCAATTCATTACTTTCAATACCTACATCTAAATCATCAATTAAGCCTGATAGTTTAGATGATCTTAATGTTTTATTAAACCCTTCAAGCTTGTCATCAGAATAACTTGTTATTGCACCACGTACTAATGATTCTAATTCTGCTTCTGATTTTTCTGTATTCTTTTTACTATAATTTACATTAACAGTCATATCAGCATATAAGAATTGAGTTTCAATAAAGATAGGCTCAATACCTAATGGAGCTCTTTCTTTTAAATATGCAATATAAGAATTAGATAATGTTGAAGAAATAATTTCTGTATTGTCATTTAAGAAAACTGAAATCGCAACTCTTCCAAATTGAGGTGGGTCAAGCTGTTCTCCACCGTAAGCAGAGACCGCAGAAATTTCAGGGAATGCTTGTTGTAATAATACTTCGTAATCTTTTGTTGTGACTGCTCTTTCTTGAACCTGTAATGCTTTAGGAGCAAAATATCGAATAGATTCCATTGATTCTCTTTCAGCACCACCTGCAGCTGCCTGAACAACTGTTGCTGATACAACAGCGTTATCTCCGATAGTACCTGTACCAAAATTAGAAGCACCGTTAGGTTCTTCACCTGAACAGATTCTATATCTTACTCTTACATCTTCAAATTCTTCAGGCTGTAAACCAAACTGATTCTTACCGAAGTAAATTGAATAACGATCATCGAGATAAGGTTCTAAATAAAATACTTTGTCTGTAGGCTGAACACCGAAAATAGTATTTGCTCTTGTGAATACGTTTGCATCGTCAGTTGCTTCAGCATCAACAAACACAACAATAGAATCAGTATCCACTTCGTTGTTTGTTAGATAAACTCTTAATACTCCATCAGCATCAACAATAAATCCTTCTCTTTGGAAACTCTGTAAAATTTCTCCTTCAAAGAATGGAACATTTTGTACTTGATATACACCTGGTGATGTTCTTCTTGCTGTGAAAGCTTCATTAGTAATAAAGTTATAACTTTCACCTTGATAGTTAGCAGACAAAGCAAAGTATTGAGGAACAGTAATTGTAGATTCGGTGGCAGTGCTATCTGTAATTGTTAAATTTAAAATGGCTTTTGCTGACTTACGAGATCTTGGAATATAATTTAATTCTTTTGCATGAGAAACGATTGAGTTCTTGAGGACGGCAGAGTCAAGAAACATCTCGTTAAGTGCCATGTTTGTATAGAAGTTATTTTGATAACTGTTAAATGAAAGTACATCAAGTAAAGCAGACATATTAGAACCTTCAAAGTTATAATCTTTAAACTGCGTTTGTGTTTGAAGATATACTTTAAACTGTTCTTTAATTGCTGCGAAATCTAATTCGGTAATTGGAGTCTTTGGATTTGCCATCTCTATCTATTCCTTTTTAATATAACATCTAAATTAATTGGTTGTTGTTCATTTTGAACATAGAACATAATTCGGACTACAACTTGACCACTGTCTAAGTCTCCTGAAACGTATACGTCCAATAATTCTGCTCTTGGTTCATATGTCTTAATTGTAGATGCTACTCTATCTTTTATAAGTTTCATTGTGCCGGGTGTAAGATTTTCAAAAAGCATATCTCTTATGCTTCCACCTAAGTATGGTTGCATAGGTCTTTCACCACGGTCAGTTAAGATTAAATTTTTAATTGCATCTTTAACTGCGTCTTCGTCTTTTAATAAGGCAATATCTTTTGACACTGGACTTGTGCGAAGGTCTTTATGAAAATCTGAATAAAGATTAACCTTCTTTGCTTTCGGTGATATGTAATCTGCTATTGCCATTTATAATATTTCTCTTAAATCTAAATGAATGAAATCGTCGTATTCTTTAACATACTTAAATCCATTTTCAAAAGCTAATTCAATAAATCTTGCTGGGTCATCCATATCTTTATTAACATCAATAACCATTCCACTTAAATGAGAATTGTCTTCAGCATAACCTTTCTTTTTATTGTAAGCTTTACTTATCCAACCATTTCTTATTGTAAACTTTTCAGAACTTGCTAATGCTGTATGTACTCTTTTTAGATATACTTTAACATCAAGGTCAATTCTCGTATATGCGTAAATTCCGTCGCCTTCTTTTTCATCAAATACTTCTTGAGAAAGGTCAACACCAAATGTTGAATCGCTACCTTTAAATACTGTACCACATCTTGGAAGATCTCTGTAATCTGCCGCAGTGATAGGAGCAATATTTTTAGGCGGTTCACCAGTGTTTGTAATTACATTTCCACCTGTCTCAGTCCATCTGCCTTCTAATCTATTTATTACCTCTTGACGAGTTGTTGGTGAATACCTTATAGCTCCACCTCGTATTGCTGACGACTCATTGATTTGTGATATCCTTTTAAGGCGGCTAACGATCGTCGAATATCTTGAAGTATAATTATCAAGTGGAGAATTGATGTCCTTTATAAGAGCTTCTATGTTGCCAGCAAGAGCACATATACGAGCAATAAGATATTGTATTTCTTCAATCCCAGGAGAATTAAATAAACTTACCGCATAATCAATTAATCCTAATACTTTATCTTTAATCTTTTTCTTATTTGCATCAGTAAAGAACGCGCAAGATTGTTCTCTTACTGTCATAATACCTTTTACAACCTTTGAATCCACAAAAGTATCAAATCCTTCGGTGATAGCAGCAGGGTCAAAGTTGTCTATTGCATCTTGTACTTCCTGGAAAATTCTATCAATTACATCACCTATCTTCTTTTTAACTTCGTCTATTAATTTATCAATAATTTCTGCGACAGTTAAATCTTTAAGTCCATCATATCCTCTTTGTATTTTACTTACAAAGTTTAGAACAGAAGCAAAGAGTTCTTCAACCTCTCCAATCAAATCAAAGAAAGCATCAATTGAAGCAAAGAGCGAATCAAACCTATCACAGAATCCACCTAAGATACTTGTACTGAAATCGTTTTTATAATATGAATCTAAATTACGAGCAAGCTTTGGTGTATTGACTTCGTTAATAAATCCGTCTGCAGTGTAATTATAATTTTGTAAAAAGTCGGCCATTTCTAAATTAGAAATATTGCCTCTTTGCCATCTTCCTGCGAGGTCAGGATAAGAATCTAAATTACCAATCTTTTGTCTTAATAATCCATTTAAATAATCGGTTGCATTATATAATCTATCACCATATTTGTTAACTGCTCTTGAAAGTGGATTTACTTCCGCTTCGTTTACAATACTTTGTGCAATCTCTTCAGTGACAGCATCTATTTGTGCAAGAGTATATCTACCTTGTGAATCAGTTAAAATCGCAGGGTCAAGATTTAACTTATTCTGAGTTGTTTGGTCATTTCTATCAATACATACTTCAGCCATTATATGATACTCCTAGTTGAGTCGGTTGCTGTATCATCCAACGGTGATAGTACTCCTGAAGCGTATCCCATCGCAAAATATCCTTGAGGAACAATTGATGTTGACTTACTTGGCGGTTCAGGCATTTTTGCTAAAGCCATACCCCATGCTCCTAACCCAATTGGTATAAAGTCAGAAATCAATGATGTGAATGGGCTTGTTAATACTTTAGAAAGAAACTCTGGACCGTTTCCTGTAGGATAAGCCCAACCTGAAGTAAACCCAGGTAATGGTGCTGTGATAGGTGTACTTACAGCAGGAGGTAATAAAGCAGGTACACTTGGAATATTTACTGCGGCAACTGGTACACTATATCCTCCATTGTAAGATACAGGACCTGAAGGTAATGGCGCACCTATTGTTGTAAAGTCACCTCTTGTTGCTGCGACTGATGTTGCGATAACTGACGGAGTATTAACAACTGTGCTTGCAGTTAAAGCTCCTGTATTAATAGCGGTTGTATTCCATACTCCAGCAAAGCTACCCGTTGCTGCTGCGATATTCATCGTAGGTGTTGTTAAACTCCAACCAGGTGTCCCTGCAGATCCTGAGAGAGGCGTTGGAGGAAGTAAACCACTTGCTAGGTTAACAATATTGGACGCAGCTAAATGAATGTCACCAGGAGAGGATAACTTAATTGCTTTATTTGAATATACATCATAAGTATTTAATGCGCTGTTTTTAATATTTTGAGATACGAAGTTTAATTGTTTTACTGACTCAAACTGAATTTCTTTTTTCGCAAACGCAGTCATAATACCTGCATTTGCTTC